AGGCCACGCCCAGCGCACGGCAGGCGTCGCTGGGATAGGGATCGAACGCCAGCACCCGGCATCCGAAGCCGGTCAGGATCCGGGCGAGCACAGTGCCGATGGCGCCGGTTCCGACGATGCCAGCGGTCTTGCCATGGAGATCGAAGCCCAGCAGCCCGTCGAGTGCGAAGTTCCCCTCTCGCACGCGATTGAAGGCGCGATGTGTCTTGCGGTTCAGCGTCAGGATCAGGGCGAGCGTGTGCTCGGCTACCGCGTGGGGAGAATAGGCGGGCACCCGAGCGACCACCAAACCTGCGGCCGCCGCCGCCGACAGGTCAACATGGTTGAACCCGGCCGAGCGCAGGGCGATCAGCCGTGTGCCACCCCTTGCCAGCCCCGCGATCACGGCTTCCGAGAGGTCGTCGTTGACGAAGGCACAGACGGCCTCGGCCCCGGCCGCCAGTGGCAACACGTCGGGGCCGAGGCGGAGATCGTGAAACGCGAGATCATGGCCGGTGTCGACATTTGCGGCCGTCAAAAACTGCACGTCATGGGGCTTGGCGCTGAACACGGCGACTTTCACTAACGATCCTCCGTCAGGGTTCTGCAACGGCAGCATGGCCTGTCGCGGGGGCGACGGTCAACTGGACAGCCCAGGCCGAGCGTGGCCGCCTTGACCCTGTTTCGACGATTGGTTCAATCATTTTTGGGCCGGACGATGAAGGTCCATGTCAACGCCATGTCAACGAGCGTACGTCATTTTGCGATAGTTTTTCACGACGCATGGCGACGAATGTCAGCCAGTGTCAGGACTGAAAATCCGCGAAATCAAAGGCTTGTCGGATAAGTCATTGGTTTCTATAAGCTATTGGAATTGCTCAGGTTTTGGCTCATAACCTGAAGGTCGTAGGTTCAAATCCTACCCCCGCAACCAAACTTTCCTGAGAAATATCAAACGCTTAGGCCGCCCTCGGGGCGGCTTTTGCGTGTCGCGTCGTGTCGCAAGCCCTTCCAGAACACTCCCCAAAGATTCCAAAGGCTTACGTCCAGCCCCGATTCCTCCGTGCAACACGGATGCGACACGGGATGCGCAAAGTGTTCACGGCACGTTCCGTCTAACGAAGGAACGCCTCGCCCTTCTTGGCCCGCGCTACGGAGTATTCGACGATCCGGTCGATGACACGGTCCGGAGTTTTCCACTTCATGACGAGCTTGCCCGGATCCATGCCGTACTCGGCCACAATGTCCCGTAGCTGGTCGAGTGTCAGCGGCTCAAGCTTCGTCCGGAGCGCGTCCTCCCCCTCTCGGGCAAGCGAAATCGGGTCGAGGATGGCAGCCGCGCGCCGGTGAGCGGATCGGCCCTTTTCCTCCTTCTCCGGCTTCGGTTCTAGGCCAAGGGCAGCTTCAAGCTCCTTGGCGAATTCCGGGTTCCGGTTGGCCTCCTCGATGACCACCTTCATCAAGTCTTGGAGTGTCTTCTTGAGCTTCATCTTCACGCACCCAACTTGGCCAAAATCTCTTTGGTCAGATTCGAGAAGCTCTCGTGTAGCCCCTGATATCCCCACTTCTGCTTGAGTGTGGCGTAGTTCGCATGTTCCCCAGCGGCTGCGATCTGGTTCGCTTGTGGGATCCGCGTCGCGAATACGGGCGGCCAGTTCCTCGGCTCGGCATCGTGGTTCTGCTTGAGCTGCTTGATCATGTTGCCATGCACGTTCGAATTGGCTTGGTACTTCTGGATAACGATGCCGAGGGGCTCGATTGGCTCGGCGATCTCCTCGGCAAATTCACGCACGCGTTTGACGATCTGAGGGATGCCGTACGTAGATAGGATGTCCGGGATCGTCGGGATGATGAAACCCTGTGACATCCGCAGGCCGTTCTGCGTGATCTTGCCGAGGTTCGGTGGGCAATCGACAATGACGACGTCATACTGCTCCACAATGTCCTTCACGGCACGCCACAGGATATCGAAGGGCCTGATCGCGCCGTACTTGCCGACCGGCGTGTTCACCAACTCATCTTGCACGTCGATCAGGTCCAGGCTCGAGGGAAGCAGGTCGATAGATCGCGCAGCAGAAACATCCGAGACGCGCTTCTGCAGCGTCTTCTCGAGGTCGAACTTCTTGCTCGAGGGGTCCAGCGCATCCTTAAATAGCTGAGCGAGCGTGTGACCTGCGTCGTTCAGTTCTCGCCAGCGCTCCTCACCAATCAGCATGGTGGTCGCGTTGGTCTGAGGGTCCAGGTCGATGACGAGAACCTTCTTGCCGAGCTCACCAGAAAGCGTTTCGGCAAGCGCTACCGTCGTCGTGGTCTTTCCGACGCCGCCTTTCAAATTGATGGTCGAAAACACGTGAGCCATTGGTATCCTCCTTCTCCTGAGCCAAGCACTAACGTGCGAGCGCTTGAACACAGGACCAGAAGCGAGTTCGACGACTGGCTTTGGGAAGTCGGACATGCGGGTTCGCCAATTGGCTACCGCTTGCCGCGTTACCTTGGCCATGTCGGCAATCTCGTTGATGCCGACGAAATCCTCATCCTCAGACACTTTGGGTGATCCTGTGAACAACGTAAACAAGAAGTGTGTACGTTGCTCACAGGGTGTTTGTCAATCCTTCCGTCAAGCCGCTGCCGTCGCCACCCCATCCAGCCGCACCGCGACGCTGGTGACACCGTTCCCAGCCGCCTCCACCGCCACGCCGATGGGGAACCGGCCCGCGGCCGGCGTGGTGATTTCCTTCGCCGTGTTGTCCCACGCCGCGCGCGCGCCGACGGTCAGCACGGCGGCGCTGGCCTTCGGCAACTGGAACACGCCGGTGGTCGAGAGCTCGACCGGGTCGCCCTCGGCTGAGGAATAGGCGGCGATGCCGAAGATGGTGCCCACGATCAGCGCGTCGCCCGAGGCGATGCCGCCCGCGGGCGTGGTGACACGGAGGATGTGGCCGTTCTGGAGGTAGTTGCGCATGGTCAGAGCCCTTTCGAGGATTGGATGCGGACGACTGAGATGCGGTCGGTCGCCCCTGCGATCTGCCGGTTGAGGTCCGCGAGCGCGGCGGCCATCTCGCCGTCGCTCGCGTAGGTGACGCGCTTGCCGTCGTATTCGACGGTGCGGACGCCTTGGTAGCGCGCGGCCATCAGGGCGTCGCGCCAGGCGGTGAGTTGGGCGAGGTCGGCCATGCTCACGCCCCGGCGTTCATGAACCAGCCCCGGTGGTCGATGAAGCCCGCCCCGAAATGCAGGATCACCCGGATCTCGACGCCGTCCACGTCCCAGCCCGAGCGGCTCTCGACCTGCGGACCCTCCGCGCCCGAGAGATAGGCGAACTCCAGCCCGTCGATCTCGCCGGGGTCGGCGGTGACGTACCAGCGGGTGGCCGAGGACAGGCGCGGCTCGACCACCAGCGACAGCGACCCGGAGAAGGGGTTCACGTCGGCCGCTGTGGCGGGCGCGATGGAAGCCAGCCACTTCTCGGCCGTGGTCTCCAGCGCGGGCGGGACCAGCAGGTTGCGGGGCGTCACACGGATCGTGCGGTCCTCGATGCCCTTCTGCGTACGCAGGGCCAATCGCGCCGCCGACAGCGTCGCATCGGAGATCGCCGCCCCGGTGCCCGCCTTGTTGCCGTGATCGGCATGGAACAGCGTCTTGCCGTCCAACAGGGTCGGGCCGTTGCCGCTGCCCGCCTCGAGGAGGGTGACGAGGATGCGCGCCTCGGTCTCGGCCGCGGCCTGGCCCATGCGCCGCGCGAGGTCCGCGAAGGCGCCAAGATCGTCGTTCACCAGCACTTGCCGCGTGACGCCGATCTTCCGCGCCCAGGTCTCGACCTTGTAGGCCTCGCGCGCCTCGGCCATGGTCCCGGCCTTGATCTCGCCGTGCTCGTTGAGCTTCTCCAGCAGCGGCGCCTCGCTCAGCATGATCTTGTTCACCGCGCGGAAGTCCCTCGCCGTGGTCTGGCGGCCGAGGCGGCGGATGCCCGAGGGTGCGGCCTGGTAGGCGTCGCGCAGCACGCGGCCCACCGTGTCCCCGAGGATGATCGGGAAGTCGGACGTGGTGTGCAGCGCGCGGGTGACGAGGCTCGCGGGCGACAGCGCCATGGTGGACTCGCCGCGCAGCGTCAGCAGCTCCTTCGCCATGTCCACCGGCGTGGAATAGGCGTAGCGCCGTGCGGGCTCGGAAAGCTCGTGGCGCGGGTTGATCCGGGCGTAGAGCGCCTCGCCCATCTGTCGGGCACGGAGCGCGGGGTCGTCCTGGCTCTCGCCCATCTCGACGCTGACCTGTTCCGTGCGGATCGAGGGTGCACTGCGGCTGGCCAGCGCCTCGAAGGCCGCGCGGCGGGCGGTGTCGGGATCGGCACCCCCGTCGATCTGCCCGTCGATCCAGGACTGATCGAGCCCGGCGATGCGGGCGATGGAGCGGATCTCGGCATTCGCCGCGGCGCGGGTTTCGGTCTGCGCCTTGGGTGGGGCCGTGGTGGTGGTCGTGTCGGTCATCTCTGTCTCCATGCGAATGTGGGCGCCGGGGTCGGCGGGCGTCGGCACCAGGGAAATCTCGTGCGGGGTCCAGCGCACGGCAGTCAGCACGCGTGCGCCGTTCTCGGTGGTCTCGGCCCAGTCCTCGACGGAGTAGCCGACCGAGACATGCCGCAGGATGCCCGCCAGCACGTCCTGCCAGACTGGCTCCACCTCGGGCCGGGCCGAGAACTGGATGAGCGCCGTGCCGCGCTTGCCGTCCACGGCGGCGCTGCGGACGGAGCCAAGCACATCGCGCACGGCGGTCTGGCGGTGTGCGTCCAGTACGCTGGCGCCTTCGAGGCGCGACAGGTCCACCGCCTGCGGATCGAGGCTCAGCCGCTCGATGTAGTGGCCTGCCATGTCGCGGCGGCGCACGGGCGCACCGGTGGACCAGACAACTTCAACGTTGCGTTCTACAACGTTGACCGTCTGCGGCTTCACGCTGGCACGCCGGGTCAGAAGGGAAACGTTGTCGTTCCCGACGTTTGAGTGCGTCCATGCCGAGGTTGTCTCGGTGTCAGCCATCTGCGGCCTCCTTCTGCTGCGGAGCCGCCGTCTGGCCGAAGGCGAGCCCTAGCCTGTCCGCGCGCTCGCGGTCCGCGACGATCTCGGCATCCACCTGCTCGGCGTCGTAGCCGCGCTCGGAGATCGCCTGGGACCGGCTCTTCAGCCCGGCGCCGATCGCCATGATCTCGGCCTGCACGTCCTTCATCGGATCGACGTAGTCGAACTTCGGCGGCAGCCATTCGCAGCCGAGGTAGGCGTCCGGGTTCCGGTCAAAGTCCCGCGCGGGCAGGTCGCCGGTCAGCACCGCGAGGCGCACGAACCGCTCCCAGACCGGGTGGCAGAACAGGTGCACCACCACGTTGTGTTGCAGCTGCTCAACCCGGCGGCGGAACTCGATGAGCCCTGCGCGGATCGAGGAGTAGGTGACACCCTCGAGGTCGCCCGAGACCAGCTCGTAGGGCAGGCCCAGTCCCGCCGCGACGGCGCGCAGGTGGTTCTTCACGAAGGGCGCATAGGCGTCGTGCTCGGTGGGGGTGGAAAACCGGATGTCGGTGCCGGGCGGCAGCGGGATCAGGCTGCCGGGCTCCATGCCCACGGTCAGCGCGCCGCCGGTGTTGGCGCCCGAGAGGCCGCCTGCTGTCCCGTCCGGATCGGTGATGAAGCCGGTGAACAGCGCGGCGACCTTGGCCTTGACCAGCGCGGCGTCCTCGAACTGGTCAAGCTCGTGCAGCCGCAGGAGCACCGGCGCGAGCCAGGTGATGCCGCGCAGCTGTCCCGCCGCGAGCGGCTTGAACAGATGCAGGCAATCGGCGGCGGGGACGCGGAGCGGGTCCATGCGGAGAGACCCCAGCGGATCGCCCGGGCGGGAGGACAAGACCCGGTAGGCGACCCGGCGACCGGCGGCATCGAACTCGATGCCCGCGCGGATCCGCGCCCCGCCGCCAATCTCGCGGTGCAGGTCCATGGGAACCTGCTCGCGATCCAGAAGCTCGAGGTGGAGGGGAATGCCTGCGGCATCGCTCACCACGCGGAGCCGGGCGAAGCTCTCGCCGCCCTCGACCATTGCGCGCACGGCCATGGCCTGCAGCCCGTAGAAATCGGCCAGCCCGTCCTGGGCGGCGTCATCGGTCCAGCGCAGCCAGAGCGCCTGCAGCCGCTCGCGCACCGCACGGTCGGGATGGGTGGATTGCGGCTTGATCCCGGCGCCGACGACATTGCCGACGAGGCTGTCCACCGCCGCCGCGACCCACGGATTGTTCCGAGCATACCACCCGGCCCGCCGCGCCGCCGTGGTCGCGCCCGCCAGAATCGCCGCGTTCAGCCCATCGACCGTCCGCGCCCCCTCCCAACGCCGACCGCCACCCGCAGCGTCGAAGCCGCGAGCGCGCGCGAGGCCAAGAAGGCGATGGAGGAAGGTCCGCATGGGCGATAGACTCGCCCGAAACGAACCCTCAAGCTATTGGGAATGTTTGGGAATATTCAGAGACATCGAGCCATAGAGCAAAAGCGCTTAGGGTCCAGACTCATTGATTTTCAAAGCCAGAAGATGACGGTTGCGGCGAGAGCGACGGCGGAGAGGAAGGTCGTGGCGCACCTGTCATAGCGTGTGGCGATGCGGCGCC